CAAAGAAAGAACGACTCCAGCCCCGTCAGCGGCCCGTACGTCGAGTACGTTTAGTGGCGCATTAGTCCCTATGCCCACAAAACCTTCGGAGTCGATGCGCATCTTCTCATCAGCAGTCCCAACCCGCGTATTCGAGGAGGCCGTGTTGATGTTGAACGTGATTGCCTTTGATAGGCCCCAGCTTCCACCGTTGCCGATAGAGAAGATACCCGCCTTTGGTTCTGAAGCATTCCCAGCCCGAGTCTCAAAGAACAGGTTAGCCCTCTCGTCTGCGACACCTGACTCCCTGTGAATAACAAATCCATCAGAACTGGTAGCGATGGATGCTTCCAGCGTATAACGTGGCTCCTCAGTCCCTATACCTACCTTGCCTGTGGAGTTGACGCGCATACGCTCGGTACCGCCAGCACCAAACTGTAGCGTGTTATCACTGTGGTCGTAGCGTAGATAACCCCTTGATGCCGTGTCAGTATCACTGAAATTAAGGGTGCCGTAGTTAGCATTTGCAGAGATAACATCTATGCCACACGCTGCGTTCCTCTCTACCACCAACGGAGTTATCGCACTCGGATTCCATGCCCTTCCTGTAGACGAAGCCTCCACCACAAGATTTACGTCTGGAGCAGCAGTCCCTATACCCACATTACCTGTGTTGGCATTTTGGATGTCGGCAGAGCTATCGCCCTCTTTCCACAGGAGGCCGTCGACTAACAACACAGGGGCCCCTGCGCCACCGTCACTGGTGCCACTCCACAGTTTCCCTGCCTGTGTGTTCACAGCCAGCTCCCCTTGCTTGAGGGTTACGCCAGGAACATCCGTGGCGTCAGTGGTTTCATGCTTTGTGATTATGGTGGCCATGGGGGGCTCCTCTTTATGCTACAGTAAGGGTAGTAATAGTAATGGCAGTCACGGGTGCCAAGGCACTCACGATAACTTTCTGGCCCTCTGAAGTGGCTAGTAGCTCAGGGTGCTCACTGATAGCTACTGCGACACTCGCTGCGGCGGCTACAGGCCCCTCTAGCACTGTAGAGAACAGCGTCTCATCGTAGTTTCCAACCGCTGTACCTGTCAGCGTGAGAAAGATAGTGAGTGCAGTGAGTTCAGGCCAGAGGCCATCAAGGGTAAACTCTACCAAAGGTGCGGGACCAGCTACGTCAATAGTGGCGGCGGGTGCTAGGTCCTGAAGTGGGAGTGGTGTGTTGTACGTATTGTGGTCAGGCACAGTGACGGGTGCCATTGTCTTAGCGTAATATGGGGACACTACAGAGTCATTAAAGACAGTAGTGACGTATGAAGTGATAGGGCGTGGATTACCATGCCATTGGGTCTCGGAAACGATGTTGGCCATGTGGCTCTCCTAAAATGAATAAAGGGCCCCGAAGGACCCTTGAGGTTGGTGTCGTTTAACTAAGTACCCATGTGGCCGGAGCGGCTACCTGAGGTGCTGTATCAAACGGGTTGGTGGTCTGGGTGTACGTGGACTTAGCAGCGTAGAAGTTATCTACGAGACCTGCGCCAGTTCCAGTGTTGATTACGTCTCGGACACTACGGTCAGTGTTGCTAGACGTTGCGTTCTGTACTGTAGACATATTAAGTCTCCTTCAAAAGTGTAAAAGGGCCCCAGCCCCAGATTGCTCATAGGCACAGGGGAGGGGCCAATTAGTGCTAGTCAGCAACAACTACGTTGACGCCTGACTCAGGACGGTAGCACTGAGTACCGAACAAACGGTCAGCAGTGTACAGTGTAGACAGGAATTCCTGCTTGTACTGAGTCTGTGAACGAACGCCAATCTGCTCAGCGAGAACGTAGACGTCCTTGTGGGCCAACAGGGCAGCACGTGCACCAGTAACACCATCAGGTGTAGGTACGTTAGTAGACACATAAACGTCCACTCCGTATATCTCACCGATTCGGCCGTTAACAGTACCTTTGTTGTTCACAAAGTCTGTGCTGTTGTATCGCTCAATACCGCGAATCTGGTTACACAGAGAAGGCGGAATGACGAAGAAGCGGCCAGTCATGGGCACATCGTTGTCGTCCAACACTTGCAGTGCGTCACGCATGGTACGGTCAATGAAAGCGTTACCCGGCACACCACCACCCCAAGGAGTAGTAGAAGCAGAAGCAGCGTCCGCGCCGGGCTCAATAGAGGCCGAAGTCGCGAATGAAGAACCATCTCCGTCACCCAGCTGTGCTCCTCGTGAGAACAATACTGAATCACACTGACGGGCCAGTGCATAACCGGCGTCAGCAGTATAGAAACGTCGCAGTGATGCGAGTGCCTGTACTTCAGTAATATCCTCAATCATACGAGAATATTCCCAGTGCTGGTCAATGTTGATGATAAGCTCTTGCTCAATGTCAGCAATCAAAGACACGGAGGTCTCGTTCACTTTCTGAGAAGCATTACCACGGATGGGAGAAGGAACGTGAATGACGTCGCCTTTCTTTCCTTTCATGGACATTTTCTTGATTAAAGGGGCAAGTACGAGGTTTTTCTCGTATTCAGCAATTACTTCATCCGACCAAATCTGGGGGATAAAAGTTGCAGCTGTACCTGTGTTTCCACCGGGACCAGGAATACTGGTGACCTGCGGAGCTGAGTTAAAGGGATTAGAACCGGCCATGATGGGCCTCCTATTGGGTTAGCGAACCCGACCTTCAGCGTATGCCTGCATTATTTCAGGCGAAAGGGCTTCATATCGGTCAGGGTCATTTTTCATGAGTTTAATTATGTCAGCACGACGATAGACCCGCTTATTGCTTGCCGAGTTAGACTGTCCACCTCCACCAGTATTGGCCTGCTTAACTTGCTGCTTTCGCATCTGTTGTTCAGCCGCTACTGCCTGTTGAGCACTCCCAGCCCGCTCCTTATACAAGGATATAAGCTCGTCCGCCACAGCAGAATCATACTGCGTGTCGGCCCGTTGGAATAACTCTCGGCGTACAGAGCTACCTTGTATCCATTCCGCAAACTTCGGGTCAGCCAAGACATTGTTCATGTCAGGGTGCTTCTGTTGCAGGGCGGACATAGCAGTCTGCTGTCTATACTGTGCAGCTGCTTGGTTGGCCTGTAATACCGCAGGGTGGTGTTCAATGGCGTTACTAACTGCCTTGTCAGGGTCTTCAAAGAAGTCCACTGGTTCCGGCTCTGGTGCTGTTTGACTAGGCGTGTCGAGTTGTTTGACTATGTACTGGTCCACCACCTTCCGAAGGTCACCAACTTCACTGGAATGCTTACCAATGAGCTTTTCGGCTTCCTGGTGCATCGCTACCACTTCCTGCATGGACTTGTTGCGATACTTGTCGGGGATGTCGTCCTCTAACGGCTGAAGGGTGTCCGGCTGCTCCAAAGACTCTGTTAAGTCGTCTTGGGTGGCAAAATTCGGGTCATCAGGGAGGTCGTGTGTTTCAGTTTCGTCAAGCTCAGCTTGCTCAATAATCGTTGCTGCCATAATTGTTCTCCGCTATATAAATAGTTATGAAGGTTCTTGTTTCCGCTCCAGCGCCATCTTCTCATTCCTCTTTTTCTCCCACTTGTCGTAAGCGGTCGGAAAGCCAGCTTTATCGTTGCCTGGCAATTGGAAGTTTGGCACTGCTCGGACCTTAGTAGCACTTTCGCCACAGCCGGGGCAAGCGACCATGGTGATTGCGTTATCTACTAGGAGTTCCGCTGTACGCCCGCAGGCAATACAGTAAAAATCGTTAAGCACTCTCATCTGAGTCCTCCTCTTCAGCCCGCTTGATTGTCTCCTCTAGGTTTATCAGGTAGCTGAGTACAGCCATCTGGCCCTTACGGAAGTTCAAGTCCTTTTCGTCTGAAACGGATGGGACGTCATTTAAGATGTGTCGGTTTTCTCTGAAGTCCTCAAGCAGCATCCCCCACCCTTCGGTGAGGAACAGTATCTTAAGTGCTCCAAAATAGTTTTCATTACTTGTTGACATTGCCCTTGCCTCGTGTTATAACTTGTGTACCCGTGGAAGTATAACACAAGTTTACCCGTTTGTCAAGCGGCTTTTGGCTTTGGTGCTGGCTTTTTGGCCTTAAGGGCCTTGATTTCCTCTTCAAGAGCTTCAATTCTCTTAAATGCGGTTTCAAAGACCGGATTGATATGGTCTATAACTTTCTGCATGTCGCCTTTCATCATCATAATAGTACCCTCCAAGGGGTTTTAGAGTTAGTTAAAATGTTCCACCGTCTATGGTGTTGCTCCAAGTACCAGTGTCCAGTAGGTACTTTCCATCTTCTGTCACTGGGTCAGGTACGTACCCTGAAGTGCCTGCCCCTGCGAATACTGTGGGTGTGAAGTCGCCACCACCACCTGAACCACCTGTGCTCGCAATGACCTTCAAACGCCATTCTGCTGGGTCTGGGATGTAGGCAGGCTGGATTAGGATGTCCACACCGTAAGCGTTGGTGTCCATGAGCACTTGGTCATAGGGAACGTCAACCCCAATGAGGCCCTCTACTTGGGGGGTTGTTGACGTAGGCCAGTACGCAGGGTCACTTGGTACTGAGGTAGGTGTGGGTGCGAAAGTCGCAAACGTAAAGTCTTTGATACCAAGTGTTGATGTGTTCGCAGGAGCAACAATGATTGCAGCCCATGTTCCTTGGTCTGTGTTGGCTTGTACTGACCAGCTCAGAACCCCGTCAGTAATCGTATCACCAATAGTCAGTGACTGGATTAGTGCAGTACGGTCAACAGCACCTTGGTCAGTGTAGGAGATACGCATCTCAGCAGGGTCACCCCGTGAGTGCTGTATTTCCCCCGCTGCGGGTACTGTTGGGTTCTGTGGTGTCAGGTAGTTATAGGACGCAATCACTTCTACAGG